TTCGAGAAGCACGTAAGGCCGTTGATAGGCAACAGGGGGCTATCAAACACGGCTAGAGTCGTACCTTAGTAGCTTTGAGGGCTGGGCTATATCAACCCTCTATATTTTAAAGAAATAATAAAAATAAAATGACAGTTTCAAGGGAGGACAATCCAGTTAACGATAAGGTTGGTTGGAGACCGTTAAGCGTTATAGTAACAATACTCTTTGCTTTGATTATGGCCAGTTTTACCTTAGCTGGAAATGCTTTGAGCAAGGCCAGTGAAAATGAAGGTGACATAAAGGCAATCCATACTGATGTTAGTTATATCAGAGAAGGTATGGACGACATTAAAAAATTATTAATGAAATAGTATACACGTTTGGGATTTTTGCAATAACCCTGATCTATGTAGAACGTTGGTGTTTTTTATAAGCATGGCGTTAATACCTTTCGTGTTATGGTTTAGCATTTTAAGAAAACCGCCAATTAATTAATAGTATAAATATATGAAAAATACAGGATTTGATTTAGAAAGAGAAAAAAAAGACAGATCAGTAAGTGATTATGTTTTAGGTTCTACTATTATAGAGGGTTTAGCTGATAAAGTTGCTGGATTAGTTATAGCGTTATTTGCTTGGCCAGTACCAGGGAAAGGTGTCTATCCTGCAAGACCACACGGAAAAATAAATCATTGTGTTATATTCTTTCAGAAACTTTTTGAGAAATTCTTTCCTATGGGTGAACTTCAGAGAGGCAAAGAGGATTTTATGGATTGTGTTACTCGTGGTTTTTTAAATGAGGTTGAAAAACAGTTTAATTATTTAATAAAAGAACAATTATTATCACAAGAAACAACCTTCTGGTTACGAGAGAATGGGTATTTAACAGAGAATGGAGTTGAGTTTTCTGATCGTTTCAATGCGATATTGTCTGGTACCACAAAGACAGGCAATTCTTTAAAAGGAGTTATCAATAATATTACTAACGTAGGATTGATACCAAAATCAATGCTACCTGCTAAAAGTTGGATGAGTTGGTCACAGTATCACAATGCAGTCAATATAACGCAAGAAATGCTTGATTTAGGCCTTGAATTTCAAAAAAGGATATCAATTAACTATGCAATCGTTTATAAGTCTAATTTCGCAAAATATGCAGGAAATGTTAAGTGGGAGATATTTGACAATTACGTTGACAAGAGTGATGGGGATTGGGTTAAAAGATTAGCGCCAGACTATAAATTTCTAAGTTATGGCTATCAGATATTTATTAATGAAATAAAGGGGGAAGAAATTGAAAAGCCTATGAAACTTTACAAAACAGCAGATAAGCCTGAAATCTACCAAAAAGGTGTAGGATCAGGTTTGTATCATCACATTCTAGATTGGAACACTTTCTATAGTTTATATGGAGCGTTAGATAAAGTAGATCTTGAAGTAATAGCAGAGATCAAGGAGGAAGAAATGGGCGAACCGATTGGATTAAAAAGCACGTTTAGATTTTCTTTTTTAAATTTTTTCAATAAGTTAAGGGGTAATAATAAATAATTAAAATAATTTTATGGAAATTTTAATTTCAATCGTCATTTCGAGTTTAGTCCAATTGGCCAAGGTGTCGATCAAGAGGATTGGATTTGAATTGACAAAAAAATTGTTAGCTGGAAGTATATTTATTGGCTGTATGGTCGGAGCTTACTTATATACTAATGGGATCTTAACATTAGAGTTTGTTAGATCATTTGTTAATCTACTATTATTGGCTGTTGGTTGGTATGAGGTAGTTTATAAAGCGATTTTAGTACCAGTTTTCAATAAATTAATAAATTTAATCAAAAAATAGATATGGAAAAGAAACAATCAATTAAAGCATTGGTTGAGATGCAAGAGGGTAAAATGATTGCCGTTGCTTCTGACAATAGTGAGGATAGAATGGGAGATAGTCTTGATCAGGAAAAATGGGATTTAAAGAACTTTAAGAAAAATCCTGTATTGCAGGCTGGTCATGATTACCGACCTGAGTTCACTGTTGGTAAGGCTAAGAATATCCGAATTGAAAAGAATAAATTAATGTTTGAACCAGTGTTCCACACTATTACGCCACTTGGAAAACAGATTGGAGAGATGTATAGAGAGGGTTTTTTGAAGGCGTTTAGTGTTGGGTTTATTCCTAGGGCAATGATGGATCCTAAGAATGACAAGGCCAAGAATGAATTATTAGAGATTAGTGCAGTTGCGGTTCCTGCGAATGCCAATGCTTTATTAAGCAGTGCAAAATCCTATGACAATAATACTGTCAATGAAGTGAAAGAATGGGTTGAAGAAAGTGAAGAAAAAACAGAAAAGGAAATTGATATATCTGAAAAACCTTTGCCTAATGAACATGCTTGTCAATTAAAAGATCCTCGCAGATATGATAAGTTTAGGAGAGGTTCAAGGAAAAGCCAGAATGGTAAAACATACAATGTTGTATTTGGCATTGTTGGTGATAAGAGCGAAGATCAATCTTACCGATATAATAAGAAAGAATGGACTGAATCTGAGGCTAAATCACATTGTAAAAGTCACAAAGGAAAATTTGAAGCTGCACAAAAGAATAAAGAGATTGCAATAACAGAGGAGAATGTTCAGAAGATAGTTGCTAAAGAAATTGATAAGTTGTGTGGTAAGTTAGATGAAGTTTGTAAACAAATTCAAGGTTTAAATGATAAATCTGAATTAAAGGTCGTCAAAACAAAACCAAAATTAATATCTCAAGAGGAGATGATTAAACGGGTTTTGAAGAGAATTGCAGGGGGGGCGAACCTTGCACTTAAAGAAATAAAGAAAAGCTAACCCTTTAAGCTTTTCAGAAAAAACTAAAAATATGAGTCCTAAATTTGAATGGCACAAAGGTAAAAAATACTTTGTAGAAGAAGATGGAAATGCTGAAGAAGTAGAACCAACTACTGATGCTACTAAAGAGGAAGAAGATACTAAAACAACAGAAGAAGATAAAACTTCTGATGATGAAGAAGTAACTGAAACTTCTGATGATGCAAATATAGATGAAGCTGCACAAAAAGCAGCTAAGGCTATTATGGCAGAATTACCGCTTGATAAACTTACTAAAGCTATCGAGGCGATGAATAGTACAGAAAATGTCACTAAACAAGCAAAGGAAATTGTTGGGGTTTTATCCAAAGAAGAAATTGGTAAAATGACTTCCAAGGAAAAGATTGTTAAATGGTTTCAAGCTTGTGTGCGTAGTGACCACAATGTTTTAAAAGCATTGTCGGAAGGTACTGCTGCTGATGGTGGTTATTTATTCCCAGATGAGTTTCGAGCTGAGCTTATTCGAGACATAGTAGAAAAATTTAGTATGCGTTCATTGGTACGAGTTGTTCCAATGACAAGAGATGTGATGAAAATCCCTACTCTAACAAGTGGTCCTAAAGTTTCTTGGACTGAGGAAAATACTACTAAATCTACCACAACTGCTTCTTTTAGTGAAGCTACTTTGACAGTCAAAAAGATGGCTGCAATATTGTATGCATCTGATGAATTGATTGAAGATAGCACAGAGATTGATGTTGTTGACTTAATTGTTACTCTGTTCTCAGAAGCTTTGCAGCGTGAAGAAGATGCTGTGATAACTGCTGGTAATGGAACTACACAACCTACTGGTTTAACAACTGCTAGAACTGCTACAACTATTGGATCGGTTACTTGTTCGGGTAATTTATCTTTTGATAATATCATTAATTTGGAGTATGCTCTACCATCAAAATACCAAACTAATGCAAAATTTCTTGCTCACAGGAATAATATCCGTGAAATGAGAAAGTTAAAAGATAGTAATAACCGTTATTATTGGATGGAACCAGTTAGTGCAGGTCAACCTGCTACTTTTCATGGTTACTCAGTAATTGAGAACAACAATCTACCAGAATCTGAAATCTTTTTCGGAGACTTTAAGATGGGTTATTGGCTTGGTGACAGAAAGAAAATGTCTGTTAAAATTACCAGTGACACTGAAACTGCTTTCACTAAAGATCAGACCGCTATCCGTGTTGTCCAACGTATTGCTGGAAATGTAGTACTTGGTGATGCTATAAAAGCTTTAATTTCTATTCCTTAGAGATTAACCTATGGAGGGGCAAAACAATCCTTGCCCCTCTCAAGGGAGATAAAAATATGAAGATAAAATTACTAAAAATGTATCAAGAGAGTAAGATTGGTGATATTATCAATGTTGATAAGGATGTCGCCAGTTATTTAATTAATAAAAAGGTCGCAAAACATGCAACATTGATAGATATAACTAGAAATGTGTTAGTAGAACCGACAATACTTAATAAAATAATCCACAAATAATTAATATGTCTTATACCACTGAAGCTAAAATTGAAAAATACCTTGGAGTTGACATTGATGCAAGTTTATCTGCTCAAGTTATTGATTGGATTACTGGTGTTGAGGGTTACATTGATAAATATACTGGAAAAACTTTTGGAGAAACTGTTGCTGAAACTAGGTATTTTGATGGTAGTGGCGAAAGAATTTTAAACTTAGGCGCTGGGGACGATTTGATCAGTGTTACAAGCTTTAAGATTTTAAATAGTGATGGTACCGAATTAGCAAGTTTAACCGAAGGACAAAGCAATGATTACATGCTCT